TGAATCTCGGCTTCGGCTTTTGTGAGTTGGTGTTTGTTTGTTTTATTGTTGTTTGCTTTGTTATTTTGATTATTATTTTCTTTGGTATTTTCTATATTGTCTGTTTCATCACTCTCAACAACATGTCCCCAAGTTTTAAGATCATTTGATCCTATGAAGTATGTCTCATCATCCATCATCTTTTCTATACTTGGTTTATCTATTTTTGTGTATTTAGCATAACTCTCACTCATCAAATCTCTTAACTTAACAATTTGATTACAAGCTGTTTTAAGCTTTCTATAATCACCTATTACTGCTACACTGGGATTATGAATCATAATTACAGAATTATTTTCAAGTTCTAGACTGTCTCCAGCAAGCATTATATAACTTGCAATAGAAGCAGATAGACCAGAAACTTTTATTGTTTTAGTTCCTTTGTTATATGTTTTTATTGCATTATATATTGCTATTCCATCGTAAACATATCCACCAGGTGAGTTTATTGATATATTTACATTTGATTTACAATTATCTAATTGTTTTACTATGTCTTCATATGTTGTATCTATACCAATTACACCAGTTATATTGATTGTATTTGTTGTATTCATTACATTTGTTATATTTATTTCTAATTATTCATTTTTAATTTTTTAAATTGTCATACTTTTCTCCACAATTTTGACAGATACCGTTTAATATCTTCTTTTGACCACAACGAAAGCATTTTTTATCACTGTAAATTGGAGTTTCTGCTGTCTTGGTTTCTGTTTTAGCATCTGTTTTGGTGTCTATTTGGGTTGTTTTATCTGTTGTTTTATCGGATTTTGTTGATGTTTTTGTGGCTTTTTTAGTAGAATTGTCTGTATTTGTGGTGTTTTCTGCTGAATTTATGGTGTTTTCTGTAGTTTCTGTGGTAGTTTTTGTATTTTCTGTTGCGTTTTCTGTTGAAGTCAAGTCTTGATTCTCTGATGATTCTGTAGTTTGTTGGTCTGTGTTTTGTGTAGTAGATGTGTCAGTAGCTTGCTGTGATTCATCAGTTTTTGTAGTAGTTTCAGTCTTTTTTGTATTATCTAAGCTTCTAGCCATAGTAATTTCCTTTATTTGTTAATATTTAGAGTAATTTAGTAGTTATTCATTTTTTTCAGCTTTTTTGCTGGTTTTAGTGGCTTTTCTATTTTGGTTTTTAGTACTTTTTTCTTCATCTTTTTCTTTATTTTCTTCACCATCTTCATCTTCATTAGCGGAATTTTTATTGGTGTTTTTATTCTCAACATTATCTTCAGTGTTATTCACAATACCATATTTCTTCATTAATTGATTTTCTGTATCAATCCTTTCTATTGTGCTATCAAAGTCTGTACTATTACCTAACTCTTCCATTGCTTCTTCCCTTGTACTGAGATTGTTGTTTATTTTTTCAACAACTGCATTTACTTCTTTTAATGGATCTACATGTGGAATAGGGGGACTTATGAATCTACATTTATTTAATGCGTTCATATCTATTTGAATTTCTGCATTAGTTTGTGTATTGATTTGTTGTTGATTATTTTGTGTGCTAGTTTGTGTATTGTTCTTTGTACAATTTCTTATTTTATCAAAGTTATTTATATCCAAGTTACCTTTTAAGTTTTCAAGTAGAAAGAATGTTTTAAATGTAGGTTTATATATTCCGTCTATAGCTATGTTCTTTCTTATAATCTTTAATGTCATTTCAAACATCTTAAGTGCTGCTCTACTTGCACTGAAGTTATTACTGAATAACATTACTGCAATTTCAAAAGGTATGCTTTGGCTTGCAAATATGTATTTTGCATTTGCATCTAGAAATGCTTCAAAGTTTACATTTGGTCTTTTTGTATCAAAGGACTTCATTGTTTTACCTACACCTAGATTTATGAGAAGACCATTTGTTAATTTAAGTATTGCTTCTTTTGTATCAGTTTCTAGTTCTGGATTATAAGTGGGTATACCATTATTTTTAATTAGCTCTCTGCCTACAAGTATTGGATTCTTTCCATCACTTTGATCAGTATGTTCTATTACTGTAGCAAGTTTAGAGTTGACTTCACTTGCTATTACTTCATTCTCTGTATATTTGGAGAGTTGGTCTATCTTTTGAATAATTGAGCATATAGATGATACGCCTCTTACTTGACTTATTCTGCTATTATTTGCATATACTAGCCAAGCTTGAGTATTACCTTTGGAGTCTTTTGCAGTTATCCTTTCATTTGTTCCATTTTCTGTAGCTACATAATAAGCTACATGCTCTCCATTTTGATTGATCTCAACTCCGTCTATTACTTTATTATTTGTATTAGTTGGTATTCCGCCACAAACATCTCTTCCATCTATTACTTGTAATTTTACTATACCATCTTTTACTCTTCTTATTATGAGACAATCTCCACAGAGTAAAGTATTAATCATTACTGTAATTGCTATTGTATGTATATCACTTTGATTATTGTTTGAAACATATTTTGAATTACAATAAATACCCCATATACTTTCAACATACTTTGTGAAGTCTGTATCTATGTTTATATTGTATTTCTTTTTTAAAATTGTTTTATCTGGTTCATATTGAAGTTTTAAACCATCGCCTACAGCAAACTGTGTTAATCTATCTATTACTATCTTTGTTATGTCTGTTGTAAGATATAAGTTCCATGCACGATTTGCCATGCCATAGTAGTCTATGTCATAGGTTAATGGTAGACCAAGAGATTTGAAGTTCTTTTGACCATCAAAGTGAAGGTTACCATAGGTGTTGTAGCTTAGAGAAGTTGGTTGAGGTGGAGTATTGCTATAGCTACCATAATAACCATTGTAGTTTATGGGAGTGGGTTGAGGCGGAGTTGTTAGTCGCTGAGTGTTTAATGTTGAAGGTTGAATGCTATTTGTTGGATCTGTGTTATTTGCTTGAACTATATTCTCTTCTAGTTTTTCTGTGTTAGTTACTGGTTGAGTATTAACTATTGGTTGGTTAATAGTTTCTTTTGCAATAAGTTTTGATTTAAAAAGTTTAAACATTTTCATCTCGTATTATTAAAACATTAGTTCCATTCTCTTCTTGAATTACTTCATTATATCTTCGTTCCCAGTATTGAATCTGTTTCAATAATTGTTCAGTACTATAAACAACTCTTGTTACTGTTTGACCAGTGTTTAAACTGTACTCTGCAACTCCATTGTTTTTACTAGCTTCAATCATTGAGTTACGAAGATTGTCTAGAATGATTTTGATTTCTGTGCTATTCATTTTATTAAAATTTTGATATAAAAAATACCACTGTAAAAGTGGTATTATATTTTGTAATTATTCCTTTAAATTTATGATAAGCATATTTCTCCAAAATGCTTGCCGTAGTCATTAATTATAATATGGTTATTTTTATAACATTGAATAAAAAAATCATCTGAATATCCATTTGATTTCAGAATATTATATAATATTGTCATGCTTTCTTTTTTCATTGAATCTTCATAACTTATCACACCTCTTGGTCTATCAATTTCAATTAAACCTAATTTTTCTAATTTTGTAAGACTTCTTGATATATCAAAAATATCATAATTTTCTATAATAAAATTTTCGCCAAAGAACCATTGTGGTAAAAATTCATTTTTAACTTCTTTCTTTGTTCTATTATCTTTCTCATTCTCCGAAAGAATAAGTTCAAATAAACGAACATCAGCAACCACATTATGTACTTTTTTATTATCAAACAATATTTTAAATAATTTCGCATCTAATTCATCCATTTGTTTGAGCATTTCAATAAATGATGGATCAACTTTTTTTCTATTGTCAGCAGAATTTGATATTAAATTTAAAAACATTTTCTTTATTTCTTCTTCATCAACATTATAAGCCAATGTTTGAATTGCTGGTATTAAAATCTTTGATTTTGGTGTTTGTCTATTTTCTTCTGGAATTTGTTTTAATTTTTCTTTTAATTTTTCTCTTAGATGATTTTTTTCTAATGTTTTTAGGTATGGTCGCAAATAATACATGCAGAACTCCTTACTAACTTCTACACCTAAGATTGTTAAAAAATTTTCCATGCTTTATTAAATTATTTAATGCTTTTAATATAAAATTGTTTTTATTACAATCAATGTTTTTGTTCTTTTTTCAAATACTCAAATACCTCTCTACTATTTTCAAACTGTCCATTCTTTACTAATTCATTAACTAGAAACTCTGCACCACATAAACAATATACACACAAGTCAAATGCTTCGTTTCTTCCATGTTGTTCCCATTTTATATTAATTGAACCATTTTCTAGTTTCTCTTTTATTTTTCTTTCTGTAGTTAGTTGTCTGAAGTATTCTTCAGTATATTCTTTTGCAAATGTCATGTATCCATCTGGATAGGATTCATTAGTTCTCCATTCTGAATTTAGAAACCTAGCTATTTGATTCTTATATAAACTAACATAAATCTCTAATAGGTATAATCCAGAATAACTATCAAGTTCTTTTAAATTAAATTTCTTATTTGTGAGTAGTGTAGTATTAACTCCCTTTACTGGTATAAATACTCTTTCATAATCTTTCTGACAGAACTTATATACAAGATCTGTCTTTTCTCCATCACCACTATCTATTAGAATTGCTTTTACCAGCATTCCATTATGAAATATTTCATCTTTAATTCTAAAGAGTTCATTCCAACAATTATCAAGAGGGTCAGATGTATTTCCTTTGAATACTCTATGATCTATTCCCCAACATCTCCATCTATCTCCATATGCTTTAATCTCTATTTCCAATCTATCATCTTGTATATCACATGCTCCTACAAGGAATAATGCTTCTTTTGGTATAACATTGTTATTTCTATTCTCTTCTTTAAGTCTTCTTACTTTGTATATCTCTACACCAGCAATAGTCTCTTCAAATGGAAGACCAAGAGTAAGGTTATAGAAAGACTGAAGTTTTACTGGATCTCTATCACTATCTAGAAAGTCAGCTACACAATCTTCCCAGCTTTTGAATAAAGAATAAAGAGCTGAAAGATGATAGCTTCTATAGTGAGGTTTCTTTGATTGTGTTGTTGGTATCCATTCACCTTGAAGCAACATTTTCTTTTTGTGATAGTCTTTAAGATCTGCTCCACAATGTTTGCATCTATAAACTACCGAATTATAGTTTCCATTTTTACACTCTTCGGAGTTAAAGATTAGACCGTAGGGTTTAGTTTTAATTTCTGTATTGTTTTTATTATTGTTATTGCTGTTGTAATTACTATTTTCTTTGGTGTTGTTAGTGATGTTGTTAGTATTGTTACTATTATTGTTATCATTTAATACTGTTGCTTTCTCATCACTATAGAGTCCGCCATCACTACTATAAAATATTAATTCTTGCTTTTGATGGCAGAAAGGACAAGGAACATAAAACTTTCTTTGGTCGCCTTTCTCATAATATTCTTTGATGTTCGAAGTACAAGAGAGAAGTGGAGTTGAGATATAACCAATCTTTCTTGTTCTGCTATAACTCTCTGTTCGTTTTACTGCAAGGTCTATTGGGCTACCTTCACCTGCAATACTTTTTGGATAAGCATCTAATTCATCAAGAAATAATTTCTTTATTGGTAAGCTTCTTAGACTATTTGCATTATGGCAACCACTGATTCTGAGAAAGCCTCCTAAGAAGTCTATTAACTCTGCAGTATCTCCTGTTCTTCTACTATGTCTATTGTCTGTTTCTGCAAGTATTTTATCTCTGAGATTACTGTTATCTATTAGATTATCAATTTTTATACTTTTAAAGTCTTTTAATAGTTTCAAATCTCCAGAGACTAACATCATTGGGCTAGGATCATGAGCTATACTATAACCAATTACATTTTCAAATATAGCAGTTGTAAATCCAAGCTGAACACCTTTCATTATAGCGATTTCTCTTATTGGGCTGTTCTTACTGAAACAGTTTGCTATTTCTTTTGCATAGGGTGTATTGTCATAACTGAAGTTTCCTGTGATGTTTGACACCTTACTTGTCATGAAACGATTTTTCTCAGCCCATTCTGAAACTTCTGGAAGTAAGTCTTTAGGAAGAAAGGCTTTTATGGTTTTAAATATTTTTTTTATTTGGTCTTGTTCATTTTGTTCTTGTTTTGTTTGTTGTTTCATAATTTTAGAAATTCTTTTTCTGCTTTGTTTACTGTTGCTTCTATTTCTTTTTGAAGTGCTTTTGTTATGAGGTTTATAATTAATGGTTTAGGTTCTTCTTCAGTCTTTGTTATATCTATAACTTCATCAACTATGTTTAATGGAATCTCTACAATGTTTTTTGCTAAGTTTCCAATTGTTTTACTTATTATTCTGTTTAATAATTCTGTGTTGATGAGATCTCGTTTCTTTTCACGAACTTGCATTTCAAGAAGTTCAGCTTTGTATTTTTCACTATCTAGTTTGTGTCGTTTGGTTTCATATTCTATGGTGCTGAAGTTGGGGTTGCTATTGTTGAGAGTTGAAGGTTGAGTGTTGAATGTTTTTTCTTTTTTATTATTTGGTTTTGTGCCTTTATTTTCAGTAGTTGGTTTGTTGTTTTGAATATTTTGATTGGCTTTTGAATTTGTTTGTTTGTTGTTTGTTTCTGATTCTGTTTCTGATTGTTTTTCTTTTTCAATTTTTAAATCTCTTTTTGTAATCCTTTCTTTATGTTGTTGAATCTCAAGTCTTTTATTTGTTATGTATTGTTCCATCTCTGGACTTGAAATATCTATTTTACCATTTACATCAACTTTTACTTCACCTTTCTTTACTAGTCTACTTACTACTATTGGCAAGCAACCAAGTAAATCTGCAAATTCTCGTTTAAGAAGTTTTGATTTTTGTTTTATCATGTTTCATTGAATATTCCTTGTATTATTTCTTAATTATTCCTTTACTATCTCTTAAACTATTCCTTTAACTATTCCTTCACTTTTTTACTCTCTTTGTTTTAGTAGCTTCCGTTGTTGTATTTACAATATCCAATTATCTATTCCTTAACAAATAACTTAGGGAGTGCGCATGGGGGGCGGTCGCCAAATTTAACCGCGAGGCTTTTGAATGTCGCACAGTACCTTTTATGTGCTGTGGTGTGTGTATTGTGTAGTGCTGGTTGGTGCGGTGTGTTGGTCATGTTGTTTGCTTTGTTTGTTGTTTATTTTTATTTATCTTTTGTTGTTTGTTTTGTTTTATTAATAGTTTCTTAATTTTATGCTGAATGCCCTTGCATTACTATCTATTACATTCTTTGCTACTTGTGTGTAGATTTTATTCATGTTATTTAGTTCGCTTTCGTATGTTGGCTTGAGCCATTCTCTTTTCTTAATGTGTGTTTGTTTGCTGTTGAATGAATATAACTTTGTTATTTGTACTTTGTTGTTTGTCGTGTTGCTATTGCTGTTATTATCGTCGCCTTGTTTTATTATTCTATATATTCCTACTTTATTGTTCTTTGTGTGTGCTATGACTGGCTTGCTACCTAGTGTCTTTATTCTGCCGTGTGCTATAAGCATTGCTATTCTACCTAGTTCTAATGTTTCTTGATTTGTGTCAAATCTAAATGTTCTTAGTATATGGCTTGCTGGTGCAGGTTTTAAATTTGTGAGTCTTTTTTCTTTTTTTATTGTTTTATTAAATGTATTTCCAGTTCTTATTGTTTTAAGTCCTAGTGTTGTATGTTTAGTCCTTGATGTTACTGTTTGTCCTAGTTCATTCTCTTCAAGTATGGTCTTTGTATTATTTGTTCCTGCATTAGTGAGTTGTCCTACTATTGCATTCATGGTATTCATATCATAACCAATCGCTTTAGTATATCTTATGCTCATTGGTGCGAAGTTATTTCTTTTTATGAATTTATTTTGAATTGTTTCTTTTTTTAGTTTGTTGTTTATGTTGTATGCTGTGGTGTTTAGAACTCTATTCATGATTTCTGGGAAGGAGATGGTTTTTATTCTGATGAGGTTATTTCCGAATTGTTTGAGTTGGTTGGTGTTTATTTGCATGGGTGTTTATCTTTTTTTATATTTTCTTTTTTGTTTTGTTTTTATTGTTTGTTTTTTGTTTTTCTCTTTTTTTTGCTTTATTTTTTAATCTTTATCGTTTTTCTTATTCTCTTCTAAAAAGTCTTTGATTAGATTTACAGCTTTGAGATCTCCCTTTACTGCCTTTGCTACAGTATTAATTGCAATGACTTCTTTTATTGTTGCTGTTTCGCCTTTATCGTTTGTAGATTGCTTGTTTAGTAGCATTTCAAATATTTCTCTAAATTTCTTTTGTTCTCTTCTTTTTTCTCCAGATTTTATTCCGCCTTTTTTACCAATTTCTCGTGCTTCGCTCGTGCTTAGTTTTCTGAGATTTTTTTTATTAACCATATTCTATGTCATATTTTTTATACTTTGGTTGGGTTTTT